GCGGAGGCGTTCGTTGGTAGAGCCGTTGCTATTCGTGTGAAAACGAATATCTGTTCCGGAGTCTTCCGTAAACAGACGCAATGATCCATCTGAAAAAATTTGTGCAGGATTAGATGAAGTTGTATTCCTAAAGAAAATACTGCGAGTTGTATTTGATGAACCGTCTAATTTAATGGCAATGGCATCTGCTTGCACCTGAAGGGGAGCGGTAGGCGCCGCACCTATGCCGACCCGTCCCGTGTCATAGTAAATATCCGAACCTGACTGCGTCCACAGTCCAGCGGCAGAATCAATCCATTGCGTTCCGCTTCCGGTCGAGCTTAGAACTTGGCCTGATGTGCCAGAGCTAGGCGTAGATTGGCCGTCGTAAAGAGCACCACCGATGGTCAAGTCGTAGGCTACCCTAAAATTTTCAGCGGTCAGTCTGTCATTGGCCCCATCGTTTCGCAGCGTTGCCTCATACAGGCCAGCACTACGTTTAAACACTAACCCACTTGGCGTAAATAGATAAGAGTCACCACCGCCTGCTGTCGATTTAGGAAAAATCCCTATGTCCGACCTAGCATAGGTATGGCTGCTAGACACTGGGCCTAGTATTTTTATCTGTATCGTTCCGCCTCTTTTATAGTTGCTCCCGTCATATCCGAAAGCCTCAATATCGAAATGTCTTTCGCCGCCGACCGCAGTCTTAGATGCGTAAGTGCCATCCGTAAAAGCTGCGAATAAATCTATATCTGTATTGGCAGCGGCTCCGACGTTAAGCAGACCCATTGATGAGTCAGAGCCTTCTGGGCTCTGCGAGAACAAGCCAGCTCCTGAAATTGGTGGTCCTTGCCATGTATTATATGAAGTATTGCCAGTCGCTAGGATTTTCTCGGAAACAGAGAAAGCGTTATCGACGTTGATATCGACATCTCCCGTAATACTTAAATTTCCAACAGACCCGTCCCACTGTAGACTTTTGGCCGTGTTGCCGATGTGGAAATCATAATCGCCTGATCCATCCGTACCGAGCCAGAATCCCGATGTCGTGCTGCTCGAGCTAGTCTTGCCAACAGCGACTGCACCGTTCGTGTTTAAATTAATTTCAGAATCGATGTTGCCGCTAGTGTCAATTGTCGTGCCGTTGTCGGTTGCTTCCGTGTTTCCTACAGGCAAAATGGTTCCTGTCGTTACGCCGCCATTGCCTTCAGTCCCTAAATTAATCGAATCTTCGGTTGCTAAGAATCCCAAGTTTTCGATATCTCCAGCCGCGATTGCCGATGGGCTGATCGTCGCCGGAGTTGTCGCGACAATATCCGAGAACAGCCGACTACTATCCATCGCCGCCGTAAAAACGTAATAGGTCGTTGATGGATCAAGGCCTAGAATCGTCTTTGTAAGGCCGCTCGTTGTCGTTGTGGCGATGGGCGTGAATGGTCCGGTTCCGGTATGCGTCGGAGCCGAGGCGGATGTCTGAACCCAGATATGGTAATTGAGAAAGTCTAAATCGGGATGCTCGGAAAACGTAACCGTAACACCGTTCTCGACCGCAGCAACGGTCGGGCTGCTTGGATCTGTTGGAGCCTCCGATTTGCCGATGACGTCGTGACCGTCTTCGACGACCGTCCATTCGCCTTCCTTTAATGGTGTGATAGAGCGAATATCAATATCAATATACTGGTTTGCATTGCCTCTACTTTCCCTAACCCCCGTAATAACTAATGAAGTGTTGTTCCTGCCGTTTATTGTTAGATACCTATAATGAGCATCCCTTACAAGGTTTGCATATTTCCAGCGGATTTGATACCCGATGACATTAACACTAGCCGCCGCAGTCCATTCTACTAAAACGGTGGGCAAAATGCTTCCATCCGATGTCTCTACAAGTTGGTCAGTACCGCTACTAGCCGACATTCCGGTCGGAGCCGTAACCGTAAACGGATCTGGAAGAAAAGACGTTGGAGCCGGATCGACTGTAGTTTGATCGGTCGTTGCGTCGAAATCGTATGTATTACTGGCAATCTCGCGAAACTCCATATCAACCAAGAGTTCGCCATTCCCGCCAATCTTTAACTGATGCGACCATACCTGGAATGTTGTTGGAGTACTAGCAGTCGAACTGTATGCGTACTTTGCAAAATCCAGCTTGAAATTATCGCCCACCTGAAGCTGCATCGCCTTTGCCGTGAAGGTAGCCTTGTGACTGATCTGCTGACGTGCCTTAGCTAAAGCAATTTTGAATAGCCGTTGAGCCGAAGCTGGACTGTTGGTAAATAAAAGCTCTAATTCCCTGGTCGAAACAACCCCATTATCCTCCGTTACAAATGTAGAATTAGTGAATGAAGGAACGTCGATAACATTATATGCATCGTCTTTGTTTACGATAACTCCCTTAATCGTGTTTACCGAAACTGTACGGTCATCTTTGGTCGTACCGGATATTGGTCCAGCAAAATCAGATTCGTCTAAAGTTATTGTAGGAGTTATGTACCTCCCAGAGCGAACAAACCATTCGCCGCCAATATATTCTACCAGACCGTCAGCGGCTGTACGCATTGAACGCACAACCTCCATTGGGTCTTCATCTGAATTAACTATTCCATTTAACTCATACCTGCTTTCGGTTCCGGCTGGATTAGCATACAGAACTCTCCAAATTGCCGTACCATCGGAAATGTTTGTTTCTCCACCACTGTATGGTCCTGCTGGCTCTGATGTTCCGGTAGTTCCCGCTGTTGTGCAAACGAGGATTGCTCCTTCCGTTATTAGTCTCTGAGTGTTTAGGGCAACGTCCTCTGATGCCGACCAATTATCCCATTTACTATTTACTGTTTCGTCACTATTATTGGCAGAAGCAATTAGTTCTGTTTCGTTGATTTTGCTGTGACCAAGTCCTATTCTCCCATAACCGAACTCGCTTTGCAAATAGTCGGCAACGCATAAGGCCCAATTAGAACTATACTCCCAGGTCGTACTATCATCTGGATCATGAGAAGACTCCCGAGGATCATAAACCTTTCTTCCCTTTACAACTCTCTGGAACTGCGGGATGCCAGTAGGAAAAGCATTGTCATCGCCATCCTTCAGTAGTAGCCTGATATAGGTGTATGACATTCCACTAAGCTTGTCGCTGGCATACCAATTTCCCATGGCGGCATCCAGCGTACTATTGACAGTTTGACTAGGGCCACCGTGGTGATCGGCAATCGATAGACTGCCAGAATACCTGGTTCCTGTTGCCGATCTTAATGCACCGTCACTGCTGTATGCAGAAAAATTTACGACTTCACCATTAACATATAGATCACCTAGCTCTTCGGTCTCGTGATCACAATGAACCAGAGCCATGTGAAGATATCTATTGTCATTCCCCGTTACACTAGAGTCAAAATCACTGGTTCCCATATACACAATGGTTCCACCAACTTTGACTTCGCCGTAAATGTATTGTCTATTTGTTGTAGACCCAAGACTGTTAGCCCCACGAACGGTTAAAGAGTTTCGATCACTGCCCTGGCCAAATCTATTCTTTGGAGCAAGTAGAGCAGAACCGATCATAGTTGCTCCGGCTGTTATTACATGTGCAGTTACACTGGCCCAAAGTGGGATAGCTTTAGTTGCGGTAAAAGCCGCTTGAGCCGCTGCCGAGCCAAATGTTTTCGTTAAAAAAGTTGCTACTGGTCCTGCCATATTTTAAACGCCGATGAGGCTTCTAGTGTTTTAAAAAATAAGTTTCCATGCTCACAAGGGCCAACTGAGGTTATCCCGTCTGAGTTTATAGCTAGGGAAAAGTGAAGCATTCCCTTGCCCCAATCAAAGACCATTAGATCGCCTATACGGGCTTTCTTTACTTCTATCTTATGTAAGTAAGATATTGAGCTAAGAAAAGCCGATATCGATCCGTAGGGCCGTATCAATCGACATGCCTTATAAGGACTGTCTATGCATGTGAATTCTTCGCCCAAGCTGATTCCCCTGGTGTCTTTTAAAAAGTCAATTGCTTGATGACCACAATTATTCGACCAATTAAACATCAAGCTTTTATTCCCCAACGAAACTCCTTCTCGGCTAGGTCGGCGACAAAACGCAAACTCCTGTCTGATGAATATCTTTCTTTCTGATCCTGCTCGGTTCTTCTAGCCGAACATGGCCCAACTCCATAAGCAAAACCTTCTGTCTTAACGGATATGGAAGCGGTCTGACCATTGTCCGAAACCTCCATGACGTCGATAAGTCCTTCAAATATCTTATAAGGAGTCCCGCTAATAGTCGTTGCATTTGACATAGTGGCAAACCAACAGGTGACTGGCCTGTTCTGATATTGCTCGGTCATGGCAAGGCTTATATTTGTCGAAGGCAATCCAGAGAGAGTGAATGTTACCGCCTGTGCAGATCCGTCCTGGCTTTCTGCTGGCATCTCTAGGTTTACTAGATTCCCCAATCCTATATAATTTTCAGAATCATATGATATAGTTCCAGAACCCGTCCATAACCGCAAATCACTGTCTCCAGGAGTGCTTGTATGGTCGAACTCAAACTTAACAAAGAATGCTGGCTTAACTACAGTAGAAGCCAGGTTTGAACTCATTGTTGACTCTAGGTTGCGAGACATAAATTTAGGGTTCTATTGCTTTTATTTGGATTCCTACTAAGAGACCGCTAATATCTATTGACCAGCCTACAATAGGTTCAGCAAGTCTCCAGGTAGTAGGTAGAGTGTGACTGGTGCTAGATGGAAGTGGAGCGTATTTATACAGTTTGTTAGTTACCGAGTTTAGGTCAAACGTAAATGTTTCGCTCATTCCTTCCATGTCTAACAAAAATTCTATCCAATCTTCTTTATCGCTCAATGAACTCACTGGTGCAAGTTGTCCGGTCCACTGAAACTTTTCCGAGCCGACCCATTCATATACCTGCAAGTCTCCTGAAAAAGGGCTGACGGTAGACGGTGTACTTTTGCTTCTCGTTACGTTAAACGAGCTAAACTGCGGTCCCGTATAAAGAGCATTGGATACTGGGATGGTAGGCATTATCTGATTCCCCTTCTTTTATTATCTTGCATTTTATTTACTGCTAAACTCACCGAGGCAGATACCGAGGATGCTATCATTTGCTGCATTTCTCGTTTGTCTCCGCCATCAATAGAAAAATTGTTTACTACGTTTACGGTTCTAGTTCCACTGCTCATCCTGTTGTTTGGAACGATAGATCCACTTCCAGTAGGAGTAAAAAGCTCTGGTCCCCTTTCTCCAACCAAGTAAGGTCTGCCAGCGGTTACTGGTCCCCCCTTGGCTCTGGTAAACAATGACAGCAGCCCGCTAGCCTTTGTGTCTTCGGTCCCGAAAGAACCTATGGCCTTCATTATTTGGCTTTTTGCTATCTGCTTAAGAATGGACTCAAGCACTCCTTTGAAGTTTTCTCCTTCGATTATGGCATCTGCAATTCCCTCGCGAACATCCTCAAAAAGGTCTTTCATTGAGTTTGCAAACTCATCCATCTTGTTTTTTTGACGAATGATTGCGTTTCCAGTTTGATCCAAGTCCACTTGCAGATCGTCAAGTTTGTCCTGGGCCTCAATCATATCATCCCCAATCAAGCCCTTAGATGCCTCCTTAACCCTGAGTATTTCAAGCCTGACGTCTTCGTGCTTGGCTCGCAAAACATCTAGTAACTGGTTACCCTTACTTGTTCTTACTAAGGATTCTAAGGCCCGCTTACGCTCTGCTTCTGCTACAAAATTTTCAGCTCCACCAAGCTCTTCAGTTTTGTCGATCTGTTCTTGTAACGCTTTGGCTTTCTTTTGTGTTTCCTTTTCAAGCTCTTCTGCTGCCTCTTTAGCGGCTTCGGCTTTTTTTTCTGCAATTTCTATGAATCCCGATTGGATTTCAATAAGTTTATCTTCGGCAAATTCTAGAGCACTTATGTATTCTTTTAAAAGAGCAGGGCCAGTTACTTCCTCTCTAGATCTTGCTAGGTCGCTTTCAGCTTTAGCTAAATCTTCAATCGCTAGAGATTGAAGTCTTACTAATCCGTTTACATCATCTGTCTCTTTAGCAACTTGTAGGGCAAATTCCCTTCTCCTAGTCTCTCGTGCTTCTGCTACTTTATCTGCTTGAGCTGCAATTTGTTCTTGCTTAGCAACACTGGCAGTTTTCTTTTCTTCCTCTGTTAAAGAGTCTCTGTCGGCCTTTATTCTCTCCCTACTTACCTTTAGGCCCCTAACCATAAACCTAAGCTTACTTCGCTCCTTCTGAAGAAGTTCATCGCTTACGCCGCGAACCTCATCTACCTTATCTTTCTGTTCTTCTATAAGTCTATTGGCAAGGGGAAGTTCTTTTGTACTAAGATTCTTAAAAACCCTTCTTATGCCAGATAAACTTTTTTCCGCACGAGCAATCCCGACTGGACCAGCTTGTCCCATAAAACCCGATGCAGTACCCGTAAATCGAATGGGTTCAGTCAGCTTGGATCTAAACTTACCCATAGTTAAGGCATCTGCCGTACGATCCGCTATTCCTTCTAGGTCTTTAAAGAAGTCTCCAACAGCTCCAGCCTCTCCCGTTCCAGCTGCTACATTTAAATTAAATAAAGCATCCTTGAGCTTTGTAACCCGCGAGGAAAGTGTATCTATTTGTTCTGTTGCTGCTCCTGCAAACTCGACATTTCCTAAGTCTGTTAGGAATCCTATAATGGCCTTAGAGCTGTTCTCAACCTCCGTAGTTGTACCACGAAAAGTAAATCTAATTTTGTTTCCCTGGTTCCTCGCAAGGATACCAAATTCTTTTAATCGCTCAAACTCTCTTGTATTGGCATCCGCAACACCCTCTATAAATTGCTTAAGGGATTTGCCCATAGCAGCAGCCGTATTGCTGAAGGAAATTAGTGAATTTTGGCTGGCATCAAGGCCCATGTTCTTGAGTCGAACAAAGCCTTCTGTGATATCCTGAATCGATGATGGAAGCTTTTTGGCCGTGTCTTGGATCATTGCGAAAGCTTCTTCGGCTCTCATCGCAGATCCAGTGGCCACTTTAAGTTCTACAGACATTCGCTGGAAGGCACTAACGTCTGTAAACATTTGTTTAGCGGCTGACGACAGAAGAGTGACCGCCTTATGGGCTGCAAAGATTCCACCAGCCATCTTGGTCATTTGATTGGCTATCGATTTGCCCAGGCCCTTGTGCCTTGACGTTTCTTTGCGGAAATTGAAAAAAGCCTTCTGAGCAGCACTCATAGGCTTAACAGTGCCGTCAGCGTTAACTACTACTTCGACATAAACTGAACTGATATCATTCTTAGCCATTTTTTCTCTTATCTACCTTACCGCCAAATGTTCCTTCTAAATATTTAGAAAAAGAATCTACTCTTTGTTGCGTGTTTCCTTCGGCGACTTCTTGTCCGTTTAGTCGTCTCCACATGTTTACGCATGCTATATACTCACCTCGACTCATAGCCCAAAAGTCGTCAGGCCTTAGACGCAAGGCAACTACTGCAAATGCAAAATCATCTAGCAATGCTTTATCATAGTCGCCCTGCGTCATCGGAGCCCGTTACTTTTTGTCTTTGGAGCCGACCAACCAAGGGACTTGATTTAGTAGGACTCCGGCTGCATTAAATAGCTCAGGCATAGATTCAACCCCATCCGCAATTTCATCTGGAGTTAAATCCTTCTTAACTAGGTTAACGCAAATTAGTTTAACAATCGCGTCCAAGGAGTCGAATAAAGCGTTGTTACTATCCTCAGATGCCTGAGAGATTAACGCCATATCGCCACCAGCACGACGAAAACGTAAAAGGGCCGCGTTGCCAGCGTAGACTTCGCGATCCTTTCCGTTGATTTTAACTTTGATCGTTTGTTCTTTCCTGGTCGGCTAATGAAAGATTATGAAGAACTAATCGTATCGTCTCCGGTACGCTTGATTGTAGCGGTAGCGGTCAAAGCACCATCTGCTGGTAGATCGATAGCGAATCCCTTTATCAATGCCGAGAATGTATGGATATGAGATGCACTAGGACCACTCAGTGTGATGACGAATGTTTGAGCTGCTCCACCTACGTTGTCCCGAAGAGTACCTTGTCCGGAATCTGCTGGATCGTAGACTAGCTCCATTGTCATATCGTCTGAGTCTACAAGACCATTAACGAATGCGCGACGGTCGTCGCTGTGATCAGATACGTCGATTTCTTCTGAGGAGTCTGAGGGGACCCCAAACGAAACCACGTTAGAGATGGCGGTTCCACCAACTGTGATGGTCGCGCCGTTTGCTGCATATTTAGCCATGTGCGCTTATGTTTTTGGGTTGTTGTTTAGAGGAGCCCTTAGCTCCATGTTATATCCAGGGTAATAGACCCTGAGAAAATTTCATCGTTGTCGGAATAATTAGTATTGAACGAAGACCACTTTATATGGGCGTCATAAGATCCCAAAGAAATTCTTTTGTTATTTAGCCTTGTTCTAAATAACTCGGCCATATCATATATCTGACTGGCTGTAGAGGCATGAACACTTATTTCCAGCAAGTCTTCATGAAGCAGTCCAGAATCGGAGTGAGAATCTACAGTGCTGCTACTTATTATGGTGTAAATAGCGTATGGGTCTGAAGCTGTGATATTGTGAGCTATCTCTGGGAAAAGTCTTGTTCCAATAACAGCAGATATAGATGAGTCGCTTAATATGTATGATCGTAAATCTGAAATCATTTTTTACTCCTTTTCTTTAGCAGGAACTTAGTTCTTTTCTTAACTGCTTTATTCATGAACTCACGAATTCCTTGCTCTAATATTTTAGCGTTCCCTTTTTTCTTTGCTGCCTTTCTTATAAAACCACTTCCTGCTTTCCCATTTTTAGCAAACTCTATGGCATTTATCAATACGGCTGGCTTGTATAGTTCAGGTTTTCCTTGCTTATTTGTTTTTACAAAGATTTTTTTTGATCCAACTCCAACACGAGCCGAAGACTGGCCCCTTCTTTTTCTGCTCTTTTTGCTGTTTATTGTTATAGATTTTTTAAGTGTTCCGGTTTTGTGTGGAGCTGTTTGCACAATCATATCCAACACTGGCTTCATTGCATGCTTCGCCGCAGCCTGGTATCTTCCAAAAACCCACTTAGGATCACCAAGCTTGAAAAGCTCTTTCTCTATCTCCATTATCTGACGAGTAGGAACTTTGACTTCCATATTTGCCTTAGCCACTAGTCGTTTTCCCTTTCCTCAATGTCCCGCTTGCGAATGCGTATGCCCAATATCAAATGGTAACTTGCCAAACATCCCGAACAGATGGAAACAGCGGCTCCCAAGATTCCCAGAAACTCACTTACACTAGCAATTGATGTGAATGATCCGATCAGTCCCAAAGCTGCTGAATAGAGAGATTTTACAAAATGCTGTTCCATGTCATTTAACGTCTAGAAATTTCTTGTCTGACAGGCCGAAATTGGCTGACCCGTGATCCTTTAATCGCTCAACCGATCCGACCAACTCCTCAACGTTTTTTTCTAGATATTGGAGTCGTAAATTCTGTTCAGCATCGTCAGGAAGTGCCCCAAGTTCTCCTCTAGGCCATTTGATGCGGAACTCGGTATTCATCCCTATTTCAACGTCTCTAATGTTTTGAGCGTTCTCAAGCGATGCGATACGGCTCGTCATGTTGACGTATCCCGTTACTGAGACTATGGTAAACCCAATCAACGCGATCAGATTGCGAAGGGGAATGGTAACTGCTGTTTTATCGGAGATGTCCATGACTATTTAACTTGAGAGCTGCCAAAATAGAATCCAAGGATGGCGAGCATCCCCTGCCGCACCTCGGGAAGGAGAACAAAGCCCTCTAGATGTTTCCAGCCATTGAGGCCAAGCCCCAGAAAGCTCAGAATGCCGCCCTTCGCCTTTTCGACCGTCACCGGAATATCGAAGAATGCCATCACGAACGGTGCGAAGATCATCGAGAATAGAATGCAAATGGCGATGAGCCGACGAATCCAAGCACCGCCAGAGCCGTCGCGTTTGGCTGC